GAACATGGCGCATGCGCGGCATCGCCGCATTTCCGTGTCCGGGTGCCTCCGGCTCCCTGACAGCCGCGCGTCTTGGCTGTGCCGGTTTGGCGTTGCTGGCGGAAGGGGTGTCTGTCGAATATTTCGTCTAACATCATGTTTTTACGTGTGAATGTTTCCGTGCTAGATTGGTTGCCCTATCATCTGCCCTACTTTCCGTGATTGTGCCCTAGCTTTCAGGTGGCCCGTGATCCTAGCAGCTCGTGACCTTATGCCCGTCGTGCCTGCCTCTTGGAATGAGGCGAACCGCACAATCGATGTCGTCTGGAGCACGGGCGCGGCGGTCCGGCGTGATGACGGGCAGGGCGGGTTTTTGGAAGAGCTTGACATGGCCGGCGCTCGCCTCGGTCGGCTGAATTCGGGTGCGCCGTTTCTCAAAGTTCATCGTGCCGAAACAATCGCCGACGTGCTCGGCAGCGTGGTGAGCGGCACGGCCCGCATAGAGGGCGGCAAGGGGCTGGCGACCATCAAGCTCAGCGGCGCGGCCTCAGACGCCTCGCACGTCATCAAGATCGTGGATGGCAGCGTTCGCTTCGTCTCGGTAGGTTATCGCATCCATGCCGCTCGGCGCGCCGGCGAGCGCGACGGCCTCCCGGTCGTGCGTGTCATTGACTGGGAGCCTATGGAGATTTCGGCAGTGCCTATCCCGGCTGATGCGGGTGCTCACATTAGGCTGATGACCATGGCAGGGATCGGCCTGGGGATCGCTCAGCCGGCGCGATGCGCTGCTACGGCCCGGATGCGGATGCGGATGCGGATGCGCGCGTTTGCCTGATGCTCCAACAGCGCCGCTTCAGGGCGGCGCTAGTGCTCTAGCCTAAGATCGCAAATGCCCGCCAGCGGCCTCGCCAGCGCCAGCGCGGGGCCATCCAAACGCATAGGGGCCGGGGTTTCCCCCAGCCCCAGCCTCCCAAGCGTCGGTTCCTCCGCGAAATCACTCGGTCGGCCATCCCATGCCATCAGCATCGCGCCGCGCAGCGCCAAAGCCGCCACCAGCGCCGGGGACGGGCATGATCGACGTGCTGGAGACAGGGTTCCAAACTCTCGGATCAGCCATAGGCGGCGCTGTGAATGCCCTGCGCGACGGTAGTTCCACCGTGTCGCCGTAGCGCCCGGAACTTCGAAGCGCATCATTCGCCCTTGCGACTGCCTTGTCGGCTTCGTCAGCATCGCGCAGCAGGGCGACGAGGGGGCGCGCCAGCTTGGCGTATTCGCGCCCCAGCCGCGCCGCCATCTTCGCGCTAAGGGCCTCGGCCTCGTCGCGCACCGCAATGATGGCCGCCTCGGCCTCGGCAGCCTCGGCTGATGCAGCGCGCTCGGCCAACTCGGCGGCCAGCGCCTCGGCGCGCTCTAGCGCCAGCCGCGCCCGCATCACGGCAATTTCTGCGCGTTGAGTGGCGCGCTCGTCACCCGCCAGACGGGCATCGCGCCGCGCAGCGTCGGCCAGCCGGGCGCGCTCCGTCGCGGCGGGCAGGGCGTCACGCGCAGCCTGCGCGGCGGCAGCTAGCGTGGCGGCGGTCTTGGGTGTGGAGGAGGTCATGAGGCTCATCATCGGGGGCTCCAGTCGGGTGGCGGCGAAAGTTCGCCGGGGTTGAAAAATGGTCGGCAAGTCGCCTCGGCGGCATCGTCGACCAGCGTGCCCTTGACCAGCAGTTCGGCGGCGATCGCGCGGATGGCGCGCCATCTCGGCGGGGAGCGAACGGCGTCGATTGTCCACGCCTCTATCTCGCGCAGGCGCGCCATGACGGCGGCATCGGCGGCATGGCCGGTCTCGACTGTCGCCGCCCTTGCGGCGCGACATTGATCGCAAGCGCCGCCTGCCAGCCCGCGAACCCGCGCCAAGTCTGCCATGAGTGCCTTGTCATCAGGCCGGACAATCCAGCGAATGCGCCAGCGCTCAGCGATCGGGCCGGCCATCGCAACTGCGGCGACCTCCGCCAGAGGGCGGCACCCGGCCCGCCATCGCACATGGGCCGGGCCGTCGATCGTCACGGTGTCAATTTGCCAGCCCAGCGCCAGCCCGATCGCGGCGTGCGCCGCTTCATGAAAGGCGTCCGCTTCCCGTCGCTCACGCACGGGCAAGGCGGTCGCCTTGCCGGTCGTCAACGGCAGTGATGCGGCCAGCAACGGCGGCGCGAGATCTCCGGCCATGGCAGAACAGCACGCGCGCCACGAGATTTCGGCGGTCATGACGTGCGCGCCTTAAGAGCGCGTTCGACTTCGCGCCTCACAACCTCGGAGATGTCAGGGCCGCGACCGTCGCGAAGAAATCTCAAGTAGGCCTGTGTGGCCTCGACCAGATCAAAGCCGCCACAAGGCCCGCGTTCCAAAACGCCCTCGTCGGCGAGCTGAAGGACGCGCCGGCCAGTCAGGCCCAGAACCTTGCCCAGATCAGGGCCTGAAAGCTCAACTCGCAGAGGCGCGAGCACGTCGTCGTCATTGGATTTAATCATCTTGCGTCCTCGCAATATTTGGAAACGGAAACCCAAATCGATTTTGCAGAAAAACATTCACTGGCCGGGGGGTTGGCCACCCGTGGGGCAGGGGTGGTCCACAGGGACCCCGCGATTTGCGCCGGCTCGGTGCCGGTCCGGCGCTCGGCCTCGGCCAGCGCCAGCCGCGCGGCCTCCAGCCTCGTGGCCGGTGATCCTGTGTGTCGCGCGGCGCGATGCTTCATCCCCATGGCAGGGCCTCCACGCACTCGCCAGCATGTGCAGCTTTGTCGCCACTGTGGGTGTCGGCTTGGCGGCCCGGAGCTGGTGGCAGGGGCGGGGCGGCGGGGCCGCCCCCATCCACGGGCACGGCATAACGACCCCGGCACGCTTGCTGGATCACCCCGGCCTTGCGCCAGCGCATCAGCCGCGCACGTGCCGCACCGGGCTTGATGGCGAGGGCGGCGGCGACGGTCTCGGCGGTGATCTCGTGGCTGGCGCTGCCATTTGTTACGCGATGCGCGTCACGCGTCATTGTATATCTTGTGGTGTGACACTTGAGCGTAACGTTTGAGTGCACAGAATTTGTTACGTTTTTCGGTGTCACGCATTTTGCGCGGGCGCGGCGTTTGCGCTCTCGTGCTCCCTCGCGCCGCCTCGTAAGGCGGCGTTGTGCCAGTTCGGCGTCGTCAATGTCGCGGGCAGTTAAGGTGGTGATCGGCCCGCACAGATCAGGGTCATCGGCCTCTAGGCGCACAAGCTCGACAAGCCTGCCGGCCTCGCGATTGGAAAACAATCTGCCCGGCCTGCGCGGGGCGGTGAGCGCGGCGGCGATGGCGTCGGCATCGCCGGTGCCGGGGGGCAACTGCGCAACGATGCCAGCCTCGTCGCAGCGCCATTCGCCGGTGCCGTGAAGCTCGGCAAGGCAATCCGCTGCGACCGTCGCCCAGCCGCCCGTGTCGGACAGCACGCCAAATCTACCGCGCCAGCTTGCCAGTCTCGCCAACTCGGTGAGCCGGACAGCGGCGCGGGCTTGCACTGGCCTCAGCCGGCTGGAGCGCGTCGGCGTGACCAGATGACCGATCACGGCATTGCCGATCATCACGACCTTCGCGCCAGACGGCAGCAAGGTAGCCGGCATCGGTCGCGCCAGCGGGCGCGTTGAAGCTGTCATGGGCATGGGATGTTCTCGAAAAGGGAGACGCGAGGGACGGTCGGACGGTGCCGGCCCTCGCGCCCATCGCCGCATAGCCGCTAGGCGGCTGGCGGCAGATCAGGAAGCGATCGCGGCGCGCTCGATATAGGAAACAAGCGCGTCTGGCCGGATGCGGCGCAGATGACCGATCTTGACGGAAGAAATGTCGCCACGATCCATCAGCGCATAGACCGTTGACCGGCCACACCGAAGCTTCAGGGCGGCCTCTTCGATTGTCAGCAGAAGCGGCTCAATGTTTGAGGATGAAAGCTTTTTATTCGTGCGCATCTGTCTCTCTCCGACGTGATGCACGAATATTTATTGCCGTTTTTCGACGCGGTCAGGTGGCGGAAATGCCAAAAGTGAGGTTTGGCAAAATCGGGGTTTAGTTGGATGGGTCGGGGTGGTCGTCTGCCGGTGATCGCCAGATAAAATCGCGCCGCGATAGGCTCGGCAGATCATATTCCCATAGCGATGGAACTCCGTCCCACGGATGAGCCCAGTCCAAATGCACGCGAAAAGAATGGCGTCCGAAGCGATGCGCACGGACAGCGGCCTCGCCAGCATTTTCGCCTTTGACATTGGCGACGACGCTCGCAGCCACGCACAACTCGACGTAAGGCCCAATAGGGTGCTCGCCGGCGTCATCGCGGCTGAAAGTTGGCAAGGTGGCGGTGATCTCAGCGAAGACGTGTCCCAGAGAAAACGCGAGGAACGTTGCCCGGTTCGGTCGTCGGCCACGCCTGCGCATGGCGGGCCATGCGGCGTAATCCTCCATGGCGTGCTCCATCCCGGTGTCGATCGCGTAGCGCGCGGCGTCGCGCGCTACGGCCAGCAGGCCTGCGTGGTCGTCTAGCCAGCGGTCTAAGGCATCAGCCGGCACGGGTGCCGGCCCGCAGCGGAACGACTTTCCCCTCGGCCTCGCCGGCACAGAAAGAACCCCATGCCTCCATGACGGAGCGACGGCGCTCCAGCAGGTCCGAACGTGCATAGGCTCTTTCGGTCGCATCGGCGACGGCATGGGCTAGGCAGACTTCTGCGACCTCGCGGGCGATGCCGGTATCGCCGCACCAGTCTCGAAAGCTCGATCGAAACCCATGAACCGTGGCAGTATCGGCAGCGGCCATGCGTCTCAAGACCATCTCCAATGCCATGTTGCTCATGGGCCGGCCTCGGCGCTGGCCGGGAAAAAGAAAAGCGTCGTCACCATCATGGTCACGCACCTCGCGGGCACGCTCCAGAACGGCAAGCGCGGCGTCGCTCAGCGGCACTCTATGCGGTCGGCCTGCCTTCATTCGGGCGGCGGGGATGCTCCAGACGCGGGCCTCTAGATCGATCTCGCCCCAACTCGCGCCAATCGCCTCGCCTGTCCGGCTGGCGCATAGAATGGTCCATTCTAACGCAAGCGCGGCAGCGCCGCGCCGCTCATGCAGGCTGGCGAGGAAGGCCGGAACCTCCGCGTAGGCCATCGCGGCATGATGTCCGCGCGAAAGCTTTTTTGAGCGCGGCAGGAGTTGGTCCAGATTGCCTTTCCAAAGCGCCGGGTTCTCGCCGGTTCGATGGCCTAGCACCTTCGCGGCGGACAAGACGGCTTCGATCCGGCCCCGAACGCGGCTCGCCGTTTCCGGCTTCGACTGCCAGATCGGCTGGAGGCACTTAAGCACACCCTCGGTGTTCACGTCCGCAACGCGCGTGCCCCATATGGGCGCGCAGTAGCTTGTCAGCGTGTTCGTCCATTGTTGCCGATGCTTTTCGTTGCGCCAGCCTGCTTGCTTCGTTGCGATCAATGAGCTTGCGCACTCACCGAACGTCTGGGGCTTTGTGGCAGCCTGTTCCTTCTGTTTCTCGGCCAGCGGATCCTTGCCGTCGGCCAGCAGCTCCCTCATGGCGGCAGCGCGCGTGCGCGCCTGCGCAAGAGTAAGATAGAGCCGGCTGCCTTCACTGGCAGAGCCAAGCCCAACCTCTTTTGGACGGCCCTGCCAGCGGAACAAGAACACCCAGCGCCTAGCGCCAGCCGGCGTGATCGACAAATACAAATTGCCGCCATCGCTATGTCGGCCGGGCGTCTTGAGGTTCTTCGCCTCGGTCGCGGTCAGCTTGTGCAATTTCGCCATTGAAAAAAGCTCCGCCTCACATTCCTGCCCTATCACTGTGCCCTATCACGGAAGCTGGCTGGAGACAAACGGGCTTGGATGCGGAAAAACGGGAATGGCCGTTTTCCGTCTCTTTTTCAGGTGGTTAGGTGAATGTGTGTGGAAGCCTGCAAACGGGGAAAAACAGGCAACTGGCGGAAGGGGTGGGATTCGAACCCACGGTGGAGTTGCCCCCACGGCGGTTTTCAAGACCGCTGCCTTAAACCACTC